ACCCGACGGCATCCCCGTCATACACGGACTCGTCGAAGCGATCGAGCAGCTGGTCAACTCGCTCGGGATCCCAACGCGCGACGAACGCGAACGGCCCGCGGAGGAGACGTGACGCCACTCGAACGCCAGTGCGATACTGGGCTCCATGACCCGCCATTGGGCAGCCTGGTTCGCACTGGCCTTCGGCACGTCCGGATGGTGGCGATGACCACCAGCGTTCCCGACTACACCCGCTGCGCACCCGACACCTGTCCCGGCCACGACCACGCCGACGACGCCACGGTCCAGATCTACGGCGCCGAACTCCCACACGACCTCGACGACTACGGCGCTGAGATCGCCATGGCCCTGGTCGCATCCGTCGCCCTCACCTACGGCACCGCCCGCGAAGGCTGCGAATACGACCCCGGCATCCGCATCCACAAAGGGCCGGCGACCCGGCTCGACGCCCGCGAATGGACCGCCACCGCAGTCAGGAGCAGCGAGACGTGATGACCGGACCCCTCAACAGCTTGCTTGCCGCACTCAATGAGCCCGATCCGCAGATCCATCTAGTCCCCGCCGGATTCCTGCTGACCCCCTGCCACCGCTGCGGACAGCCCGCCACCCAGCAATGGCAACAGCACGCCACCGACACCGAACGCGAAGCCCACTGGACCGCACTGGAGCAGAACATCCGCGCCAGCAACGACGGCCGACCCGAAACCACCTACACCGCCGACCGCACCCAGCCCGTCGTCAAGGCCGTGCACGGCTGCGACGAACACGTGGTAGACGCCCCGCACCTCACCCACGAAGCCGAATGCGGCGGACACGGGACGTGCGAATGCTCACCGGCCGCCGAGCCCGACCCGATCGCCCGGGGCTTCACCGGCTACACCGCGCCGATCACCCACACCACAGGCGAGGACGGCAAGCCCGTACCGCAGTGGCCTGCCAACCCGTCAAACGAGCCCGGGAGCTAGAACCCGTGAAGCCGCGGTGCACCGGGCACAGTTCGCAGACCGGGGAGCCTTGCAAGCTCTACCCGGTCAAGGGTGCAAAGGTGTGCCACAAGCACGGCGGCCGCGCACGACAGGTCAAGGCCAAGGCCCAGATGCGCCTCGTCGAGCAGCAGGCCCGTGAACTGTTCGGCAAGACCGCTCCCGAGATTGTCCCCGTCGACAACCCGCTGGCCGCCTACGCGAACTTCGCCGGCGAGGTCATGGCGTGGAAGAAGCTCATGGCCTCCCTCCTCGAAGACCTCGCCGCCGTCGCAGTCACCAGCGAGTTCCAAGGCGAGCAGATCGCCGGCGCCGTGCAGCTGTACGAGCGCGCGATGGACCGGGCCAACACGGTGCTGTCGTCCTACGCCCGGCTGCGTATCGACGACCGCCTGGCCGCGATCAGCAAGCAGCAGGCCGACACCGTGATGCGCGCCATCGAGGCCGTGATCGCGCTGCTGGGTGCGGACCGGGACCAGGCCACCGAGGCCCGCCGGGTCGCCGCCCGGCACCTGCGCGCGGACTGACCCGTGCTCGCGGACCCGCTCGCGCTGGCCGCCGACCTCCTCGAAGACGGGCCGGCCCGCGACTTCCCCACCCCCGGCGACCTCGCCGCCTACCTCGATGCGCGCACCGTCCAAACCCCGGCGCTCCAACTGCTCGATGAACACCTGACCGGCGTCGCCGACGGCCGTATCGACCGGCTCATCTGGACCATGCCCCCGCAGGAGGGCAAGTCCCAGCGGATCTCCCGGTTCTTCCCGCTGTGGCTGCTGCTGCGCAACCCGGAGTTGCGGATCGCGATCGTGTCCTACGAGGCGGACATCGCCCGACGGTGGGGCCGCGCCATCCGCAACGAGATCCAGGCCCACCCCGAACTCGGGCTGTCGGTGCGCCGCGACACTGCTGCCGCCCACGAATGGCAGCTCGACGGGTACGGCGGCGGCGTCATCACCACAGGCGTCGGGGGCGCGCTCACCGGCCGCCCCGTCGACGTGATGATCATCGACGATCCGGTGAAGGGCCGCAAGGAAGCCGACTCCGAGACCTACCGCGAAGCCGCCTGGTCCTGGTGGACCGAATCCGGATCCACCCGCCTCGCCCCCGGCGCCCCCGTCATCCTGCTCATGACCCGCTGGCACCAGGACGACCTCGCCGGCCGCCTCCTCGCCTCCGAGTCCGCCGCCGAGTGGACGCACGTCAACATCCCCGCCGAAGCCGACCACGACCTCGGCAAGGGCGAGACCGACGTCCTCGGTCGTGCCCCGGGCGAATACCTGCAGTCGGCCCGGCGCCGTACCAGGGCGATGTGGGAGCGGATCAAACGGCAGGTCGGATCCCGCGCCTGGGCAGCGCTCTACCAGGGCCGCCCGTCCCCGGCCGAAGGCGGCATCCTGAAGCGCGCCTGGTGGCGCTTCTACCCGCAGCCCCGCGCGGTCCTGCGCGCAGACGGCACCTGGCACGCCGTCGGCGCCGCCGAGGTGATCCTGTCGGTGGACTGCGCGTTCAAGGACACGAAGGCCTCCGACTGGGTGGTGATCCAGGTGTGGGGACGGCGCGGCACCCGCGCATGGCTGCTCCACCAGGTGCGCGAACGCCTGGACATGCCGGCCACCGCCGAGGCCGTCAAGCAAGTGTCCGCCGCATGGCCCCAAGCACGGCGCAAGCTCATCGAGGAGAAGGCTAACGGCGCCGCAGTCATCCAGTCGCTGCGCGGCCTGATCGGCGGACTGATCGCGATCAATCCGACCGACAGCAAGGAGACCCGCGCCAACGCGGTCGCCCCGTTCATTGAGGGCGGCGACGTGGAACTGCCCGACTCGTCGTTCGCGCCGTGGATCGGCGGGTTCGTCGACGAGTGCGCGAGCTTCCCGAACGGGTCGCACGATGACCAGGTCGACGGGATGACGCAGGCGCTTCAGCGGCTGCTGCTGGGTGGGAGCGCGTCGCGGTTTATGGATGATCTGCTGGCGAACCCGGACGACGAACAGGAAGCGGCTTAACCTGCGGAATCCTTGATCATCTCATCCGCATAAATGGCGCTTATGCGGAGACTGACTCACAGCGTGAACAGCCTACTCGGGGCACCAGAAGTGCACAGTATGGGCAGGTCGCCGAATCGGGGATGAAGGGGAGGAGGTCTGGACTGAAGTGAGATCTTGCACCGCCCCACCAAATAACGTTCGGCTCGGACTTGATGAAGAAGGGCTGCTGGCCGGACCCCGGGCGCGGCGGCGACCATCTGAAGGTCGCACGACAATCGCCACAGCTGAACTCATAAACGAGCTTCGATGCAGCACCTTGTGCTGCCTCGCTGTCCGGGGTACCTACTCTCCCGGCCCCAGGGTTCCCTACCACGCCCCGCGCCCTTCGTTGAACGCGTCCTGGCCCTAACACAGCTCTCAGCATAGCCCTGATCTGGCCCGTGTTCGAACATGTGAGCTATCTTTAGCCAAGGCTCGCTAACCAGTTCGAGGGATGGCCCGTGTCTCGACGCCGCAACCGCGGAAACCGACCGCAGCCGAACAGCCGCGCCCAGTACAAGCCCAACCCCGACTACGTCAAAGCCCGCAACGCAGCCGCACCGGTCCCCGGCATGACCGCCGACCGCGCCACACCACTGGCCGAACTCCTCACCCAAGCCCAAGCACGCCGCCTCATCAACGCCAACCCCCTCGCCCGCGACCCCCGCGACAACGACAACTTCGGCCCCGGCAGCGCACTCACCCCCGCAGCCCTGGACCCCGTCCGCGACGACACCGGCCGGCCCGAACCCCGCGGCAGCGAATACGACATCTCCCGCAACCTGCGGATCACCGGCGACCGCCTCATCCCCTGGCAGATACTCCGCGACGCAGCCGACGGCGTCGACATCATCCGCCGCTGCATCCAGATCCGGAAGAAGCACGTCCGCGGCCTCAAATGGGGCTGGACCGTCTCCGCCGACGCCATCCAGGCCGCCTACCAGGACGACCCGCGTCGCGGCCAGGACGACATCGCCGCCGACCTCCGCAACAAGTACCGGCCCGAGATCAACAGGCTCAACGCGTTCTGGAGCAACCCGTGGCGCGGCCACCTGCGCGGCCTCGGCGCCTGGCTGAACATGCTCCAGGAGGAGGTCACCGTCCTGGACGCGCTCGCGATCTACCCGCAGCGCACCGTCGGCGGAGACGTCCACTCCTTCCGGATCCTCGACGGCACCACCATCAAGCCGCTGATCGACCACCTGGGACACACCCCGGCCCCGCCCTACCCCGCCTACCAGCAGATCCTGTACGGGTTCCCCCGCGGGGAGTTCGCCGCGTCCCCGGTCACCGACGAGAACGGCCGCCTCGTCCTCGACGCGCACGGAAACCCGCAGGTCGACAACCCCTATCCGGCCGATGAGCTGTTCTACTGGCGCGAGAACCCCCGCACCTTCACCCCGTACGGCCAGTCCGACGTCGAGCAGGCCCTGGTCTCCGCCAGGCTGTACCTGAAGCGCCAGGGCTGGATGTTCGGCGAGTACGACGACGGCGCCACTCCCGTCACCTGGCTGGTCCCGGAGGGCACCGACGCCGCCGACGTCGACGCCCGGCAGCGCCGCAAATGGGAGGACGCCCTCAACGACGAGATGTCGGGCAAGACCGGCGCCCGCCACCGCATCAAAGTGACGCCGCCGGGGTTCCGTCCGGAGTATGCCCCGTCCGTGGACGAGCGCTACAAGCCCGAATACGACCTGCACCTGATCAAGCTGGTCGCCTCCCACCTCGGCGTCACCCTGGCCGAACTCGGGTTCACCGAGGCCAAGGGCCTGGGGTCCACCGGCTACCATGAGGGCTCGGAGGACGTGCAGGACCGTATCGGCCGCCGCCCCGACACCGAGATGATCGCCGAGATCGTCGAAGACCTGTCCCGCGAATTCCTCGACGCACCGCCGGAGCTGGAATTCCAGTTCACCGGCATGGAATCCGAGGACGAAGCCGCCGCCGACAAGGTAGCCGACGACCGGGTCCGCGGCGGCCGCATGACCCTCAACGAGGACCGCCGCCGTCAGGGCCTGCCGCTGTACAACTTCGCCGAAGCCGACATGCCGATGCTCGTGACACAGCGCGGCGTCGTGTTCCTGGAGGAGGCGTCGAAGCGGACCCCGCCCGGGGAGCTGCTGGAGCCGCTCCAGGCGCCGAAGCAGGTCGACAACGACGGCGACGGCAAGGCGGACAGCAAGCAGAACACCGGCCCGGCCCGCGAAGGCGCCGACAAGACTCCCGCCACGACCCAGAGCGGCAAGCAGACGGACACCGGCGCGGACACCGCCAAGGCGCCGGCCGCATCCTCTGCGATACCCGGCCTGGCCCCGAAGCAGATCGCCGAAGTCGTCGCCTACCGGCGCTGGCTCGCCAAGCGTGGGGACAAGCCCGGACGCCCTTTCGAGTTCGGCACCCTCACCTACGACCAGGCTCAACAGGCCGGCCTCGATCCGGGCCTGATGCTCGGCAGCACCGCGGTATTCGCCGACCTCCCAAAAGCGTCAGCCCGGCACTGGCCGGGCTGGGAACGCGATGAAGCCACCGCCGAGCACTACGCCGCCCGCCTGAACGCCGACGCCGCAACGGCTGTCGACCTGCCCGCGCTCGCCTCCGACTGGTTCGCCGAGCGTTCGACAGCCAAGGCCGCAACCGGCCCTGCCGCGGAAGCCGCGGCATGGATCGCCGCCCGCGGCATCTCGCGTGCCCTGGCCGAAGCCCTCGCCGAGGTCCTGGGCGACGCCTACGCCGAGGGCATGCTGATCGGCGACCGCTCCGCCACCGCCATGGTCGCCGGCGTCACTGTCGACTGGTCCGGCTGGGAACCCGGCGACCCCGACGCCGCCCGCCTCATCCTCGGCGAGGACGGACTCGGCGGCGGCCTCGCGCAGCTGCTCGACGAGTCCGCCGTCAGGATCCAGTCAGTCGCCGCGACCCGCGTCGACGAACTTGGCCGCGCACTTGCCGAGGCGCTGGCCAACGGCGACTCACCGGCGACCCTGGCCGGCGTGCTGCGCGGGATCCTGCTCGACCCGTCCTGGGCCGACATGGTGGCCGTCACCGAGATCAACCGCGCCGTGTCCGCGGCCACCTTGGCCACCTACCGCGAGATGGGTGTCGGCGCCAAGGGGTGGATGACCGCGGCCGACGACCGGGTCTGCCCGAACATCTGCGAACCCAACGCGATCGACGGGGCCATCCCGCTGGACGCCTCCTTCACCTCGGGCGACACGGCCCCGCCCGGGCATCCGCTCTGCCGCTGCGCACTGGACGCCGCGGACCTACCCGCGACCGAGGTGGAAGGCGAGAACCCTGATGGCTGAGATGAGTCCCGCTTACGGAACGGCGATCTTTGAGCCGCCGGTCGCCTGCGTGGCCTGCGGTCATGACGTGGGTGTCGCAGATGCCGTAGTCACCATGGCCGCCACACTCGGTCGTGCCGTTGGTGACCATATCGAGGTTGATGTTCGAGTTACCTCGGCAACGGTCACGGCCCGACCCTGTGGCCACGTCCTCCATCAATCGACCCCCGACGAAACCACGACCGGAGACCCGTCATGAGCATCACCCACGTCTACGCCGGCGACATCGTCAAGACGAGCACCACCGAGGACGGGGACCTCCTCGTCTACGGCAAGGCCACCGGCCCGGACCTCGACCTGGACGAGCAGCGCTGCGACCCCGACTGGCTGAAGTCGGCGATGCCGGGCTGGGCGGAGTGGGGCAACGTCCGCGAGCAGCACAGCTCCATCGCCGCCGGCGTCGGAGTGGAGACCGTTCAGGACGGTGACGACTGGTACGTCAAGTCTCTCGTCGTCGACTCCGGCACTCGCGCCAAGGTCGAGAAGAAGGTCCTGAAGGGCTACAGCATCGGCATCAAGGGCGCCCGCGTGGTGAAGGACGCCAGCGCCCCGGGCGGCCGGATCGTCGGCGGCGAGATCGTCGAGATCTCCCTCGTCGACCGGCCGTGCAACCCCACCGCGACGATGGCCATCGCCAAGAGTGCCGACGGGACCCTGGCCCCGGTCGACGTCGCCGGGGAGCTGGTGATGGACATGGCCAAGGCCGTCATCGTCGACAAGGCGGCGCCCGGGTCCGAGCCGCCCCCGTACCTGCAGGCGGCCCTGGACGCCGTCGCCCCGCAGCTGCGCGCCGAGGTGGAGAAGGCCCTGGCCGCGGCCGCCCCGAGGTTCGACCGCGACGCCACGGTGGCGCTGGTCGCCGACATCCTGGCCGGCACCCGTAGCCCGGTCGAGCTGAACAAGGCCGCCACCGGCTACGACGAGTCCGCGGACATTGCCGGCGCGCTGGAGGTGATCCGGCAGATCGCCGAGCTGATCCGCTCCGAGGCTCAGTCCCTCGGGCAGGGCCGGCTGGAGGAGGTGTGGGACATCGGCTGCCTGATGGACGCGGTCCGGTCGATGTCCTACTTCCTGATGTGCGAGCGCGAGCAGGACAACGGCACCGGCGAGGCCACCGAGGACGTGACGTACGTCGCCCTGGCCGCCGGCGGCGAGGAAGCGAAGACCGCTGATGGCGCGGACGCAGCCAAGAGCGCTACCATCGAGCAAACGTTCGAAAAGAACGACAGTGTGACCCTGGTGAAGGCACTGGCCGCTTCCAAGGAGCGCATCGCAGCGCTCGAAGCGGACCTGGCAAAGGCCAAGGCGCAGCCCGCCGCAGGCGGACCCGCGATCATGCGCGTGTCCCCGGCCCCGCAGCAGGCCCCGAAGACCGCAGCCCTCGACGCCGACTACTACCGGCGCCAGGCCGAGCAGGTCCAGGACCCGCAGGCGCGACGCGGCTACCTCCAGCTCGCCAAGCAGGCCGCCGCCGACAGCGCGGAGGACTAAAACCCCTTCCAGGAGAAACCTGTGTACCAGGTGCCCACGCCGTCGGAGATGTTCTCCGACACCGACGACGCCGCCGAGATCGCCCGCCGCTTCGAGGACTACAAGTCCTGCTACCGCGACGTGATCCGCCAGGCCGAGGACGAGCCCGGCATGTACATCAAGGGCCACGGCATCGTCCGCGACCCCTCAGCACAGATCGCGAAGATCGACGGCGCGCTGGCCAACATCACCAAGGGCCTGTCCGCCGACCAGATCGGCGGCATCCAGAACGACCTCGACCAGATCAACGCGATGCGGGCCGACCTCGCCAAGGACTGGCAGGCCTCCGCCTACAACTCGCGTTCCGGCCTGATGCAGTACGACCTCCAGACCCCCGCGAAGAAGATGGTGCCGCGTGAGACGCCGCTGCTCAACGCTCTGACCCGGGACAACACCGGTGTCGGCGGGGCGTGCGAGTTCCGTCGCATCCTGGGCTGGTCGAACTCCCGCACCGGAGGCGTCGCCGACCTGATGGCCGGCTTCAACTCCGAGTCCACGACCACCACCTTCGGCGGCGTCACCGGCCTGCGACGCCCCCAGAAGATCACCTACGCCACCGACTCGAAGATGCTCGCCTACGTCGAGCAGGGCCTGTCGGACTCCGTCACGCACAAGGCCCAGTACCAGTCCCGCGGCTTCGAGAACATCGTCTCCCTGTCGCAGACCGCGCTGCTGTGGGCCACTAAGGGCGCCGAGGAGCGGGCCGTGCTGTTCGCGCGCGGCGCTAGCGGCAGCGGCTACGCCGGCGCCGTCGCCGCCCCGACGATCGCCCAGGCGTCCAGCTCCACCGGCGGCGCCATCGGCGCGGGCACCTACAGCATCAAGGTCACCGCGAACGCCGGCGGCGGCGAGTCCGTCGTCTCCAACGAGGTCACCACCTCAGCGCTGTCCGGCTCCACCAACAGCATCACGGTGACCGTCACGTCCGAGCCGACCGGCGCCCTGAACTACAACCTG